GAAACTCCGTCCGTCCTAACTTGTTGTGGGGTAAGGGGTTGTGATGCAACTCGATTCCCTGTCTGATGTGAAACTAATCGGCAGAGCATTGACGCAAGGGTGGCTGGCTGGTCACGAGGAACGCAAACGTGCGGCAATCAATGCTCTGTTTGATGTAGTTGAAAACAGTGTCGACGAAGAAATGAAAATCAAAGCGTTCACCGCTTTAGTGAAAGCGGATCAGGCGGACCTGAAACGCAAAGAAGTAGAAATCAAAAAACAGGCGATCGATGACGCAAAGCGTTTTAGATTACTTGAACTCGTTAGAAACCTCCCGGCTGGAGAGCTGGCTAAGCTCGCACCAGGTGACGCGGGAGTTGCTGACGCAGGATGAGCGCGGTCGAGACAGAGACAGAAAAGCGAAACTCCGGGCGTCGGAACGTGATCTCAAGATCCGTATTCCGAAGGAACCACAACGCAGGCTCGATGCACTCAATGATGGGGAAGTGTTCCTGACGACGTATTTCCCGGAAGTGTTCTTTGAGCCGTTCACCGCTGACCGTCGCGACATGCACGAATCAATTGTCAGGGCTGCGCGATATGGCGGCGATCAGGCGATAGCGGGTACGCGTGGCGAGGGAAAAACAAAGCTTGCGATTTACACGGCTCTGTACTTGATTCTCAGTGGGCTTTCGCGTTTTCCAATCGTGATCGGCAAGAACCAGCGAAAATCAGAAGCGGAACTTCGGACGGTACGCGAAAAGCTTCAGCAGTCTGCTTTGTTGCTCGAAGACTTTCCAGAACTATGCCAGCCATTGCAAGCGATCGGCGGGTGGTCGTCGCGTGCAAGAATGCAGACAGTCAAAGGGGAATTCACCAACGCGGAACTGGCGGCGGATCATTTGATCTTTCCGACAATCGGCCGGCATCAGTTGCCGGATGACTGGCCGGAAGAGATTCAGCCGGTGAGCCGTGGTCAGATCATTTCCAGCATCGGAATTGACGGCGGCATTCGTGGAACCAATTACAGAGACGTTCGGCCTGACATCGCAATTATTGACGACATCGAAGACCGTCAGGCGGCTGAATCTGATGCGTTGATTGAGAAAAACGAAGAGATCATTGAGCAGGATATCGGTGGATTGGCAGCGTCCGCGGAGCGAGTCGCCCGCGTGTTTCTCTGCACGATTCAGAACAGGAAATGCATTGCGTTTAAGTTTACCGATCCGAAGCAGAAGCCATCATGGAAGGGCAAGCGATATCGGAAGATGGTGCAACCTCCAGACCGGATGGACTTGGTCCAAGAGTACATGCGTCTGAGAATTGAACGGGAAAAGACAGAAGACCCTGACGCACGCGTTGCGTTTCGGTTCTGGAAAGACAATCGGGCGGAAATCGAACGAGATTGCATCATCAGCAATCCGTCAAGCTTCTCAAAGAAGATGCACGAGGACGGGGAACCGCTCGAGTTGTCAGCAATCCAGTCCTACTACAATAAGGTTGCCGACTGGGGCGAAAAAGCAGTAGCAACCGAAGTCGATAATGATCCTCCGGAAGAAGTCGGACCACAGGGGAGCGGGCTCACATGGCACACTGTGGCAGATCGATTGAGCGGCCTCGACAAAGGCCAATTGCCAGCAAACGCCTCTTGTCTTACGGCTGCGATCGACCTCGGAAAATATCTCTGTCACTGGGTCGTCATTGCTTGGTGGAAAGGCGCGGGTGGCTGCGTCATTGATTATGGCAGAGCCGAAGTCACTGGAACAGATCGTGCGATGGACAATGAAGCCAGTGAGCCAATGATTTACCGGGCTTTGTTGAACTGGCGTGACGAACTGCTACAGAAGGAATACGTTGACGCGGCCGGCTCCGCTCGCAAGGTCGACGCAGTGTTCGTCGACTCTGGAACGTTCACCGATGCTGCCTATCAGTTTGTGAGAGACGTCAAGGGGGCTCCGTTTTTCGTTTCGAAGGGCGTCGGAAACTATCGCGACAAGACCACGGAAACGGATCGAATCAAACCGGGCAACCATTTTCACGCAGCATATCAGGAAGCTCAGGGCCTGTGGTTGTACGAACTCGACACAGACTACTGGAAACAGTTTGTGCATGAACGGTTTCTGACTCCGACCTTTGACGAGCAAAACTTCCTGCGTCGTGGTGCGTTGTCGTTGTTTGTTCAGCCGAACGACAGGAAGCATACGTCATACGCTCAACACATCGTCGCCGAAGAACTGGTGAGCGAGTTCAAAGAAGGCAAAGGAACGAAGACATACTGGAACCGAGTCAGCGAAAATAACCACTGGCTTGACGCGACGTATATGTGTGCGGCTGCGGCAAGTGCTCGCGGCATTTATCTACTGTCACCCACCGCAGAGAACCCCAATGGCCCAAGCGTCACTCCTCGACAGAAAGCCCCAAATGAGCAAGCGAAACAACCGGCAGGAAAGCCAGCGGCCCAACGTCATGGAGTTCCCAAAAGACGGCCAGGAGGATGGGTCAACAGTCTCCGAAAGCGTTGAGCCGGCGGTAATCCTAACGGAGCCAAAGACGCTGCAGGTTGCAACAGAGTTGCTGAAAACCACGACGCAGCCAAAACCGCGAGTGACGTCATTCGTTCCGCAGAACTGCACGTCATGTCAGCGGCTGCGTGAACTGGATCCAGCCACTCAAGGGAATTCATATTCCCGTGTTTACAGCACGCAGGGCCGAACGCGGTATTGCAAGTGCGGGTACTGCGGGCACACTTGGAAAGAGGTGGAATAACTTCACGCATCCTTCGTCGCGAACCGCTTCGCTCCGAAAAAAAACATCCCCAAACCAATCAGGATGAGAACCACTCCAATTCCATTCTTGATGGAGTAGTACCAGTCCGTGTCTGGTGTCGACGCGGCGTTGTTGGCCTTGGCGGAAAATTCTCCGCCAAACCATGCGAGCAACGGGCCAAAGGTCACCATGAAACCGGCAACAGTTTTCGACATGCGATCGACTCCTAAGCAAAAGTGAATTGCCACGCCATAGCATACGCACAACGTTGAGTTTTGCCAAACGGATCACACAAAAGCGAAACTGTGTGATATGGCAACTCCCGCTTCTTTGCTGGCACAGATTGACGCAGCGATTGAAGCACTGCTGACCGGCGGTGTTTCCTCGTACTCGATCGGCTCTCGCACGGTCACCGCACTCGACCTGTCAACGCTCATGGATCAGCGACGGCTTCTGCAGGCGGAAGTCGACCGCGAATCAGGCGGCGGGATCTTTCGGCTGGCCAAAATGCAGAGGACCAGCCGATGATCGGATCCACGATTGACCGGCTTGTCGGGCTGTTCTCACCTGCGGCTGCAGTGCGTCGAACGCAGCAGCGGCGAACGCTTGAGCGGATGTACCAGGGAGCCGAAGCAAATCGGCTCACCAACAATAAGAAGCCAAAGAACCAATCCGCTGACAGCGAGTTGCTCGGCCCATTCGGGGCTGATGCTCTGCGTGCGTGGTCCCGTGCATTGGTGCGAGACAACGCCTACGCATGGGGCGTCGTTGACACAATCGTCAGCTCTGTTGTCGGCAGCGGAATCACCGCACAGAGTCAGGTGGAAACGCCTGAGGGAACTGACATTGAGGACGTCAACGAACTCCGAGACAAGGTGTGGTCGGAGTGGTGCGAAGTCTGCGACGTCAACGGACGTCTGAGCTTTGCTGAAATTCAGCAGCTCGCACAGCGTGAGATGGTCGAAGCCGGTGAAGTGTTGATTCACTTCGTCAATACGCCATCTGAAAAGTATCGCGGCATCTATCGCCCCGTCCCTCTGGCGATCGAACTTATTGAAGCTGATCGTCTCGCCAACGAAAAAGACACGTACAAGGTACGCAGCACCGACGGTAACCGCATCACGCGCGGCGTTGAACTCGATGACCTTGGAAAGCCGTTGGCGTACTGGATCTACCCGGAACATCCGAACGGACCATACACGCAAGGGCGACAGGAACCAGTCCGAGTCGACGCGAAAAACATCTTGCACTTGTATCGTATGGATCGCATCGGCCAAAGCCGTGGAGTGTCGTGGTTCGCTCCCGTCATGTCATGGTTGCGGGATCTTGGCGTTTACGTCGACAACGAGATTCAGGCGTCTGCTGTGGCGTCGTGTTTTGGTGTGGCAATCAAAACCGAGGGGCGAGCCGGCACTGGTTTAATGCCGTCGACCGACAGTGAAAGCACAGATGATAATGGAAACGGCTTTGAATATCTCGAGCCTGCAATGGTCGTCAGGCTGCGTCCTGGCGAATCCGTGGAATCGATCAATCCAGGTCGTCCGAACTCCGCGTCAGAACCGTGGATCAACCTGATGCTTCGCGGTATCAGTGTCGGCACCGGTCTCAGTTACGAAGTCGTCTCCAGAAACTACAGCGGCACCAGTTACAGCAGCAGCCGTACCAGTATGCTCGAAGACCGTCGGCGTTTCCGTCGCTGGCAGAAATACATGGTGCAGCACTGCTGTCAGCCAATCTGGGATCGTTTTTGCGAGCAAGCTGCAACTGCCGGCGTTGATGGTTTCCCGTCAATGTCCGAAGTTCTCGACGATCGCAGGGCTGCAACAGCAGTCGAGTGGCAGACTCCTGCGTGGGAGTGGGTCGACCCACAAAGCGAACAAGCTGCGTCTGATGCTGCTCTGACATCATTTCAGAGTACGTATCAGGATGAACTTGGCCAGCGTGGAAAGAACTGGCGGAACGTGTTTTACCAGCGGGCCAAAGAAGAAAAGCTCAAGCGGTCTCTGGGCCTCGTTACTGCTGATATGGCAAATGTGGAAGCGGCACAGGCCGAAGCTCAACAGATGGCGGCGACAGGTGCTGCAGCGTCTGGGGATACCACAGCGCAGCAACCAGCCGGTGAAATGTCTGACATGAGCCGCATGCAGTGGAGTAGAAATCGAAAAGCTATTGAAGACATCCTTGCCGAACTAATCGCAGGCACTGCCAGCGAGACGAAGGCTCGAGTGTTTTTGCAAACGTTAGGGCTCACAGAAGCCACTGCTTCGGCACTGATTACTGATGCGATGGATGGAACCGTTGACACGGATCTGAGCCAGGAGCCAGCAACGGAAACTGTGCAACGTTCCGGAAAATGGGTTTCGACAGAAGATGGCTCGTCATTGTACATAGAAGACGGAGTAGCCAAGACAGGCCCAAAGGGAAAAGAAATCGAAGACGGGAAAGACGGCCCGAAGCCTGAGGGGGCTGCGACGGAAAAGGCATCCAGTAAAAAAACGGAGGATCGTAGATTCCCCGGACGTCCTAAGGTTGGTGAAGTAGTCAATAAGGTAAAAACCGACGTCGGTGTGGTTTCTGTTGTTGTATCAAAAGCAGAAGATAGTGTTGTCGATTTCGGTGATAAGGCAGGGCAGGTCATAGACGACGCTGTGCAGATGCAAATCAAAATCGGAAACGAGGTTATCGCTGAAACGAAAGTCGGAACGACTGCAGAAGCAGAGCGGCGAGCCGACAAGCTTTTGGCAAAAATCACCGAAAACGCTAGTAAAGTCGGCAAGACGGCGGATGTTGATTCAGTGACGATTGACGACAAAGAAATAACGATTGAGGTTACGCACGACGGCTATGGTGGCTATCACGGACATTTAACAACTACCAGTGCCTCTGGTGATGAACAGTATTTCAGCAAAAACGGGTTAACGCCGATAGAGCCAGATTTCGGGTCAAATCCTTCTCGCGGTGAATTCAAATCACCAGAGCAAGCAAAACGAATTCTCAATAAACGAGCCGAAAAATTTGCAAAAGCAGTAAATGCGAATGACGCAGAAATCGCAGCTATTGACGCTGAACGATTGAAAAACGCAGGTGATTCGGAATCAGACAATGAGTCGTAAAAAAGGCAAACTGCCTCCAATCAAAAACGCTTCACTTGTGCTCCGATCCGTCGGAGTTACCAACGGCGTCACTGACGTTGTAATCGCCACTGAAACACCGGTCAGGCGATACGACGAGGAACGCGGTTATGTGATCAACGAAGTATTGCTGATGGAAGGCGTGATACTGCGAACCAATCAGCAGCAAATGCCAATCGTTGACAGCCACGACGATTCCACAGTGAGAAACATTCTCGGAAGCATTCGCGGCTTGCAAGTCGTCAACGGAGAACTTCACGGCCAGCCGATTTTTGCAAGCGATCCGGAAGCACAACTAATTTGCCAGCGGATGAACGAAGGTCACATCACAGATTTTTCGATTACCGCTCTACCACTTGAATCACTGTTCGTTCCTCATGGTCAGTCATTCACGACGACACGAGGAGCCACCATTGAAGGTCCAGCCATCATTCACACGCGATGGCAACCACACAACGCTTCGATCTGTGCCACAGGTGCAGACGAGCTTTCTACTGTCCGCAGGTCCTATACAGACCTCGAAAGAAAGGTAAGAAGAATGGACGAGGCACTACTGGGCCAGCTCGCAGCAATGGGGTTGCCCGAAGGAATGACGGATCCAAATCAGATCCTGTCATGGGTCGTTGGCAAGATGGCACCGGCCAAAGCAACCGATGCAAAACCGATCGAAAAATCGATGGATGCACCAGTTGTTGCACCGAAGGAAGAAGAGGACGACATGATTGAAAAAATGGACGGTGCAAAACCGGCTGTTGAAGACCCGAAGAAGATTGAGGAAGCAATCGCACGAGCGTTGCGAATTGACGCCAAGAGACGACACGAAATCCAGTCGATCTGTCAGGTGCACAAAATCGAGCGGTCATTTGCCGATCAGCTTTGTGATTCCGGAGTTGACCTCAACACCGCCAGAGAAAAGGTACTTGCACGCATGGCTACACGTCCGGTCGGACAGTCAACAGATCGTGTCAACATGACAGAATCTGCCGATGACAAGATGTTCGCAGCAATGCGAGATGGTCTTGTCGTGCGAACCTTCCGTCAGGGTGGAATTCGTGGCCAGGCATCAGCAAAGCTTGCTGCAGGTCACGAAGATTTCGTGAACATGAAGCTCGGCCGTGTTGCTGAGATGTACGCTGAAAAGCTCGGCTGCGACGTTCGCCGAATGGCTCCGAAGGATATCGCACTGGTGGCGATGGGGCACCCTGGCACGCTTAACCGATATCGTGTTCAGCGAGACGCGTACCACACGACCGGCAGTTTTTCGAATCTGCTGCTGGATGCAGCGAACAAGACACTGCTGGCAGGGTACGAAGAAGCGCCGTTCACGTGGTCAATGTGGGCTCGCGACGCTGGCACAACGGCGGACTTCAAGAACCTGAATCGAATTCGGTTCAGCGAAATGGGGACGCCGGAAATGGTTCCAGAGGGCAAGGAATACCCTGACGCTCCGATGAGCGATGCACGCGAGACGTACAAGGTCAATAAGTACGGCAACATGTTCACCATCACATGGGAAACTGTCGTCAACGATGACCTCGACGCCATCAGTCGTATTCCTGCAATGCAAGGAGCAGCCTGCCGACGTCTGCAGAATCAGGCCGTGTATGGCGTTCTGACAGGTAATCCAGTGATGGCTGATACTGGGGCGCTGTTCAACACAACAGCACAGACTTCTGCTGGTGGTCATGCCAACCTGACGACTGGTGCTGGTACTCCGACTGTTTCGACGCTGAACACCGCGTATGTCAGCATGATGACGAAGAAAGGCTTGCGTTCGGATGTGATTCTCAACATTCAGCCAGCTTTCCTGATTGTGCCAGCGGCACTCGGTGCAACCGCATTGCAGCTCGTTGGATCAATTGCAGATCCATCCGTGGGTGGCAGTGTTGCAGGTAACAGCAACACGAAAAACATCTACGGGCCAAACGGTGATCGACCGCTGAAGGTGATCATCGAGCCTCTGCTCGACGCGAACAGTTCGACAGCTTGGTATCTGGCTGCGAATAACAGCCAGGTTGACACCGTCGAAATTACCTTCCTCGAAGGCGAACAGTCCCCGGTTCTTGAAAATGAATGGGATTTCGACAAGGACGTTTACAAGTACAAGGTTCGCCAGACATTCGGAGTTGCTCCGATCGACTATCGCGGCCTGTACAAACACAACGGAGCGTAATGCTCTGGTGGCGTAATCTCTGCCGGCTGGTCATGCGGCCAGCCGGTTTTCTGAAAGCATCTCCCACGGTAGCGGAATGCGAAGACCCGTTTTGAAAGGTAAATACGATGGCTGGTATTCAGGATTTTCAGGAATGGTCTGATGACTTCAATGGTGCTGTAGCAACACTGCCAACGTCGGCAGATCCAGCGTCGCCATGGCTCGTTGACGACACCTCTTCGTCAGGCACTCCGACGTACACGAAGGGCACCAGTGAAGCCGTTTTGACACTGTCGTCTACGACGGAAGTGAACAACGTCTGCCTGCATTTCAACGACGCTCTCGACTTCGATATTGATTCCATCATCCGAATGGAATTCCGAGCAAAGGTAACAGCAACACTCGACAGCGCAACTACGGTCGTGATGGGTCTTGGCTCTGCTCGTGCCGATGATCCGGATGCAGTCGCAGCCAATGCGTTTTTCAAGCTCGCCGGCAGTAACGTCGTTGTGGTCGAAACTGACGACGGCACGACTGACAACGATGATAACGCCACCGGTGTTTCACTCAGTTCGACATACAAGCGTTTCGTGATTGATTTCAGCGGCGGCAAATCAGACGTCAAGTTTTACATCGACGGCGTGAAGGTCGGGACTGAAACATTCACGATGTCAGAATATTCCTCTGGGCTGCAGCCGATCTTCCAGATTCAGAAGACCAGCGACAGCAACACGGATGCACTGACAATCGATTATGTGAAGGTTGTTTCCCGTCGATGAGCCTTGCTGAACGGATCGTAACCGATGCGGGAGCGGTGTTCCTGAACAGCGATCACTTCGCTGAGACAGTGACATATTACCCGCATCGATTTCATACGGCGGCTGTTCGGGAACCACGGTCGATTAATGCCGTGGTCATCCGAAATCAGGTGTCGACGTTCAATCCGGATGAACAGATCCTCACAGAGTTTGAAGTCCGGGTTGCTAACGATTCGACCACTGGTATCAGCAGCGCCGAACTCGACACAGGGGGAGACCAGATTTCTCTGGCTCCTCGTGTCGGGGATGAACCGGTCAAAAAGTCTATTCAGTATCTGACGGAACATGACGGCGGAATGTTGGTGCTTATATGTCGGTGATCATTGAAAAACCGATCGTCACGCAAATCTCAGACGAGATTTTTACGCGATTGGAAACACTGATCACTGAGCCGAACGACGCGTTCACGTTCGTTGATGTGGTGCGGCCAACAAAGCTTGCGACATACACGCCGGCTCACGGATTGATTGTGTTGACGCGTGGAGAAATCGCCCGCGTCACTGAGCTGGACTGTCCCGGCAATCCGCCAGCCATTGCATGGATGCAGACGTTTTTGATTCGAGTTCATATCGCTCCCAGTGAAAAAGATCCGACACCGATTGAACTGTATGAAGACGTCGCAGAGGCAGCGATACACAAGGCGTTGAGGACTTCCGGCACATGGCACACGTTTGGCGGAATTGCCATCAATGCAGACTTCGGAGCACAGCAAACAGCGACGTCTGACGGGGGCTATGACGGAATCGCGGTTCCTGTGATGGTGACGTTTCGGGTGAGTGAAGGCGATCCGTACACGGTGCGAAACTGATGCTGTCAGTTGAAATCAATAAAGACCAATTGGAACGGCTGGCGACAGCAACGGCCAGAGCTGGCAAGAAGATGAAGAAGGAACTGGCGGGAGCCATCAATCAGGTCAGCAAGAAAACAAAACTTCAGATGGGGCGAGACATCCGAAACACGGTCAACCTGAAGAAGGACGAAGCGGAAAAGCCTCTGAGCATTCGAACAGACGCCAGTGAGGGCAGCCTGTTTGCAGTTGTGCAATTGAAGAAAACACCACGACTAGGGCTGCGGCATTTTGGAGCACGTCAGGACAAACGCGGAGTCAGTTACAAGATCAGTAAGCAGGGTGGAAGGTCACGAGTTGATGGCGCGTTTTCAGGACCAACACCGACCATAAGAAAGATGTCGTGGAAAGGAAACGCCTTCAAGCGGACAGGCAAAGGACGTCTTCCAATCGTGCACATCAAAGGCGTTTCCGCTTACGGGGCCTATGTGAAAAACAAACTGTCAGCGCCGCAGCTTGTGGTGGTGCAGGAAGAACTCATCAAACAGATCGAACGTCGAATCAATCTCAATATCTTGCGAGCTGAAGGGCTCGTGAAAACATAGGATCAGACAAATGCCATTGCTTAGACGTCGTGCTGTTTTCGCTGCAGCCATTGAAGCCACCATTGGAACGGCCGAAACTCTTGACGGTACTGACGGAGTTTTTAACGCTCGCGATTTTACAATTCAGCCAAACGTCACGATGACACGGCGTGAAGGTCAGGGCGGTTTCAATTACCTGACCAGCGTTCCAGAGGGTATGACCGGAACTTGCACCATTGTGCATGATCTCACGTACAACGGAACAGACATTCCGACTTGGGCGAGCGTTCTCCTTCCCGCTTGCGGATGGGTGGATGCATCCGGAACGTTTTCCCCGAAATCCGAAGGACCGGGAAGCAATGTCAAGACGCTGACTATCGGGCACTACAAAGACGGCAAGCGGTCTTTGCTCAGTGGTGCGATGGGGACATGGAAAATCGTCTGCCCAACTGGCAAGGTAGCCTACATCGAATTCACGTTCACGGGCAAATACAGCAGCAACGAAACCGACACGGCAATCATCGCTCCGACGTATCCAACGGCATCCCCTTTGCGATTCGCGCAGGGTGCGTTGACTTGGAATAGCGTGGCACTCTGCACGTCGACACTCGAAGTAGACGCTGGCAACAGCGTCATCATGCGGGAATGTGTCAACGCGTCTGATCGGTCTGGTTACGTGTCGGCACTGGTGACAAACAGAGCACCGGTTATTACGGCAGACCCTGAATCCGTACTCGTTGCGACGCAGGATCGTGACTCGCTATGGCTGACCAGTTCCGCGCAGGCGTTGTCGATTCAGGTAGGTGTTTCTGGCTCTTCAATCACCATCGCAGCCCCAAAAGCACAACTGGAAAACAAACAGCAGGGTAACCGCTCTGACATGATGGTCGACAACCTGACATGGTTGGCGACACAGGGCAGCAGTGCAGACACCGAGCTGACAATCACATTTGACTGAAAGAGTTTATGCCGATCTCACTGGAACCGGGTCAGAAGTATCCGATCGTGTTGGAATGCGATCAGGAAAAACCTGAGGCAACACGTCCGACTTTTTACGCGAAATCGCAGTCAATGCGAGGACAGCAACGGGTAGGAGAAGTTCTCGACCTATGGGCAGAAAATGAAAAACTGACGCTGGCTCAACTATTTGATGCCACAGTAGACGTGCTGACTCAGGTGATTCTTGGCTGGTCAAACATGGGCGGAATTGAATATTCCGCTGATGCGTTACGTGATGTGCTGACGTTTCAAGAGGCTCGCGAGTTGTTGCGGAAGGTTATGTACAACCAACACGTCACACCAGAGGAAAAAAAAAGCTTAGAACCGCAGCCCTGATACGTGGCGGGATGTTGTGCAGGTCTTGCACTCCGGGGCGGTGCAACAGTCTGAGCACAGAAGAAAACAAGATTGAAATAGAGTGTCCTGTATGTGATGGCGTCGGCTGCAGCCACTGCACTGACGGAGTGTTTCCGCTGAATGGGTGCCCTAACGCGTTCTGCGGGAAGATGGTGACGCTGATTGATGTGATTGACCTGTTTGGCAAAGGGCTTCCGCCAGTAGCCGGAGGAACGCTCGATCAGTCAGTGAGTTTTATTCAGGCCGTCGCGTTCTTCGAAAGCGAAGAAAGAAAAGTTCGTAATGAGCGAAGCAGTCGAAATTCTGATTAAAGCCGACGATCAGGCGTCGCAGAAATTCGCTGAATCCTCAACCAATATGGTTCAGTCCATGAAACGGGCTGAACAGATCCTGAATCAATTGCAGGAACCGGCAGAACGATACGCGAAGCAACTGGAAGAAATCGAACTGCTGCACAAGTCGGGTGCATTGTCTGCGGAACAATTTGCGGCGGCTCAGACGTCACTCAAAGACAAAATGAGTCAGGCCGACAACTCCATCAAAGAGGTCGGCGAAAAGACCAAAGTGACGACGGAGTTTGTCGGCAGTCTCGCGGCCATGCTTGGCGGCACCGAGTTTGCTGGCTTCGCGTCACAGGCTGCAGCGATGACCGAAAAAGTCGGTCAGTTTAGCGAGGTCGCAAATTCAGGCGGAGCCGGTGCGTTAGCGTTTAAGCTTGGCGTTGTCGGTCTTGCGGCCGGCCTCGGTTCAATGGTTGGCAAGGCACTCGGCGATGTGATTTTCAAAACGAAAGCTTTTGAACGCGAAACACAGCGAGCGAAGCAAGCCGCAGCCGACTTTGATGAACGCGTCAAATCCCTGCAATCGAACCTGATGCAGCAGGCTCGGGCGGACGTTGAAATCATCAAGGATCCTGAAAAGAAAAAAGCAGCTTACGCGGCTCTGTTGGAAAAACTCAACAAGGACGTTGAAGGCGTCACGGCTCAGGTTAAAGGATCCGAAAAGGCCGTCGAGGAATGGGCGAATCGATGGCAGATCACCGGCGATCAGAAAGAGTTTGCAAAGCAGTCTCAGGAACAGTTGGACATTGACAGAGAACGGCTGAAAGCGGTACGAGCCGAACGTGACGAAATCCTGCGTCTGACAGGTGCCAGAGAAGCAGAACGCCAGGCAATCGCTGCGGCCAACGAAGCGAAAGAAAATTCTTCGGAGTTTTTGAACGGACTCAGAGAAGAGATTGAATTGCTAAAAGCCTCGAAGGAAGAACAACTGCAGATCGAAGCCGCACGAAACACAACGACCGAAGATCGCGGCGAAGCAGAAAAACTGCTGAAGGAACGTGACGCAATCATTGCGAAGCTGGAAGCAGAAAAAGAACTTGAACAAGAACGACAGCGAGCCGCAGAACAGGCTGTGCAGCAGGCGGAACAGGAGCAGCAGCGAGTCAGCGACCTGATTAAGTCAGAACAGGAACGGCTTGAACTGAGAAAGATCGAAATTGAAAAAGGCAAGGAAGCGGCAAAGGTTCAATCGCTGATCAATCAAGGCGTTGATGAGGCGACGGCAAAAAAGATCGCGGCCGATGAATCGGCTCTGGAACAAATCACACAGAAAGGCTCAAAAAGCCCTTCGGCGTTGCAGGCCAGCGAGTCACGATTGTTGACGCGAGGCGACAGCGGCGGACCACTCGACAAAACCAACCAAATTCTTGAACGCACGCAGAGACACACAGAGGAACTCGCAAAGTTCCAGGCACAGCAACTGGAACAGCAACGACGCATCGCAGAAAACACGTCGAAAACGACGACTGTGACGGTGCCAGTATGAGCGCTCAGAGCGTCACGCAAATGTGGAGTAAACGCGGCGGGCAGTTTTCCTCAGAAAACTTTTCGCTGTTCTCTGCCAAGTACCAGTTCACCGAAGCGTTCATGGTTGTCGCGGAAATCGGTGACGATGCATTGACCGTAACAAGTGCTGTTGGAATTCCCGCACTCGGTGAACAGCATCCTAGCGGCGCGTGGAGTTTCGCGAAAAATTTTAATCCGCAGCAAATCGGCCCGATTACTTGGATTGTCACTGTCGGGTACGAAGGCCCAACCAATCCGGAGTTTGAATCCGAAGTAGTCGACGTCGAATGGACGGACACAACGTCAACCGAACCGATCGACCGTGATTACAACGGCAGGGCTATCGTCACTGTCAACGGTGAAAAGGTTGAGGGTCTGACGATGGAGATTTCCGATCAGGTTTGTGTGATTCGCAGGCGATTTTCAAACATCAACACGAAGGCGATTGCAGCGTATCGACACGCGACTAATTCCGACACGTTTCTTGGTTGGCCTCCCGGAACGGCTCGCCTTGTTGGATTCTCTGCCAAAAACCAGTTTTCTTACGGCAGCGTGAATGAAGGCTGGGACGTGACCGCTCGATTTCAGTTTCGTGAAGGTCTGGCCGGGGCCACTAACGCGCAGGCGTGGTACAAGCGATGGAGGCACGAAGGATATTACGTCAAGGTCGGTTCAGTCGTAAGAAGGGCCACTGACTCGCAGTCTGTGGATACAGCAAAACCAGTTTTGCTGAAAGCCGATGGAACTCAGGAAACGAACCCGGACAACGCGGTTTTTTATTACACGCAGATTTACGGCTCGCTGCCTTATTCGGCATTGGGCCTTGTTTGAGGAATAAACACGATGGCATTGTCGACAGATACATTGAACGTGTCAGGGAACGCGACGTTTCGCGGTACTGTGAGTGTCCCTAACAACGGAATCGCAGCACAGACACGCGACACGATTCTTGTGCAGGATTCATCGATTCGGTTTCCGGTGAATCTAACAACTCTCAGGATCTGGGACGCATTTCACACGAATCTGCCGGGCACTGCCGCAACAGACGATCTGGCGTTAATCGGAGGAACGTTCGGCACTGTTCCTCCACTGATTCAGGCAGGAGACCTAAAGGCGGCCGGAGCCACAACTCGCTACGCTCGATTCAGTTTCACGCTGCCTGAATGTTACGATGAAGGCGAGACGGTCGCACTGATCCTTTCGGCAGGCATGAAAACCACGATCGCTGACACCAGTTGCACTGTTGACGTGGAGTGTTACCGACACGACAAAATCAGCGGCATCAGTGCAGACCTGTGTGCTACAGCGTCACAATCCATCAACAGCCTGACGTTCGCTGATAAGTCGTTTACGATCACGCCGACATCACTTGAAAAGGGCGATGTTTTGGACATCAGGATCGCTATCGCCTGCAACGACGCGGCAACCGCCACCGCAGTCACACCAACGATTGCCAATATCGACTTTGCAATCGACATCAAAGGTTGATTGATATGCCAGAAATCGGCGGTTTCACACCTGAGCAGGCAAGAGCGCTTTGGCAGGACTACCAGAGACGGCAGGGGATTCCGACCGATTCAAACGTCAGCATCGGACCACAACGAGGTTTTCAGCGGCCGATTGCGGTTATTCTCGATGCGGCCTTGGATGTGGCAACGCATGCTCTGACAGGTGCCACCAGTTGTCTGGCAACGCGTTGCGACTGGTCAATAACCGACACCGAATACACCGAAACCACACAGCAAATCACCGTCTGGAACCACAGCGAATCAGACTCCTACGAAGCGGACACTTTCGGAAAAGCCGAATGGATTGACGGGCACTGGTGGTTCTTCGGCGATTGCGGCCCGATGGCAGCAAGGTGAGGTGAGCGATGGCGTTTAAGGTCTGCTGTAGTTGTGGCCTGGCAATATTTCGTAGACCCGCTGTTGACGGTACGGCATTAAATAGTGATACCAGCGTGTCAGGATACGACCACACATGGACAGCTGGTGCGTCCGGACTACCGTTCGTTGATGTTCAGTTATACGGCGCGAGTGTCACGAGTTCTGATTTATACTCTTCATCCGGTGGTTTCTTTTACGAACTGAAAACAAAGCCGTTCAGATGGTCGTTTGGCGGATATGCCGGCGAACATTTATACGTGTCGGATGTGTGCCATCGGTATCACGCTCAAAACAGTTCTATAGGCCCTACAACATCGGGGCATTTCAACGAAATCAAAGTCAAAGAGATTCGTGTTGTGCCTCCTGCTGCCGCGCTTGCTGGGACTGGTGGAACATTGCAGTTGGCTCAAATCGCTTATGCTAGGGTATGGGTTGATTCTGTTGACGTCACTGGAATTGTATCGGTATTTGAATCGATTCCAACATCGATGTCCGACCTATTACAAATGCTTGTGATTCCGCTCGGTAGTGAAATTCTTATGAGCGGGTTGAGTATCGATATCGATTTTTGGTTTTTGGTACGCACTCGCTTTGCGTCAGCAATAACGTCTGGATCTCAGCAGTTGATGAGTGTGTCCACGACAGCATATCCGCACAACGGGACCAATGTTCTCGGAATGCTGTATGTCCAACGAACAGCCGGAACACATCGCACAATCACATGCGCATTTGATCGCCAAGGCCCAGGCGGTACAACTACCCTGACTTTGTCTCCTCAAAGTGGATGGAGTTACACAAAAACGAAAACACATGTGGAAATGGTGCACACTTCCAGCGGAGACAAAATAAGCTGGTACTACTCCGAGGAGGTCCCGTATTTGCTGGTGTATCGTGTCGCCGCCACAAACAAGCCTTCTAGCGCATATCCTCCGACGTGTAAATACGTTCCACAGGGTGGAGCAACCTTCAACACACTGTGGAAGCATTCCGTAACCGGCACCATATCTCCGATCTGGGAAAACACGGCGAGGGATATGTGGGATCCATCCGTCTCAGCAGTGTTTGTCAATGAATCGCGTGCAACGACTGGTGCAAACACAAGGTTGCATAACTGGTTTTACCCATATACGGCGGCATTTGGTGGCGCTAACGAGAACTCAGACACTTATGAGGATTTCCCGATAGAAATCACCGTCACAACCTGAAAGCATTAGGACCGTCATTGATTACGCCCTGGCACCATGCAGGCACCAACGCAGCACCGGGAGAGCCGGCGGGGAAACCCGCTCGGCTCGCTGTGTTTATCGGGATATCACTTTGCGCGTGATATTTCGTATCACGGAGCGACGGATAATTCAAAGTTAGCCCTCAGAATCAAAACACAAAACACCCTGCCGCAACCGCTCGACTGCGATCCGGCAATACTCCACATTGATCTCGATCCCGACCGCCCGAAGCCCAAGCAGTTTAGCGGCAACCAGCGTCGTGCCGCTCCCCATGAACGGGTCCAACACACTCTTTGCTTCAGGAACCAATCCGATGCACCACTTCATCAGTACCAACGGTTTTTGTGTCGGGTGAACCTTCCGTGGCTGCCCTCCGTTGTATTCCTCAATTCGCCCCATTCGAAACATCCGGGTTGGTAGTTCGATCGTTGTCCACGCCATTTCAAAATGTCCGCTCGTGTGCTCCTGCTTCTTGTCCCAGGCCAACCAGCATCGTACCGGCGGCAATGCGTAGTAGTTTCCGCCCCAAATGACTGATGTGTTCGCTGTGTCCACCGCTTGGTCAATTAACATCTGCGGCACAGTCGTCTTGTCCCATGTGTTTGCCTTGCCCATCATGCGCCCCCACAACGGGTCGCTCTCAGAAGACACAATCTTGTTGCCCAGCCCATACGGTGGGTCGGTCAGCAGTAGGTCAAACTTCCCCAGCGTCGGCAGCACGTCCCGGCAGTCGGCGTTGTAAATCGTAATCCCGTCCCGGTCGTAAAAGGGAACAATCGGGCTAACAATGGGTTCAACCGGAGTTGCGGTCATGCCGTTTTCTGCTTTCATAGTCGTTCGTCCGCAACCCGGTTAACCCAAGCGTTCGCTGCCTACTGGAACCCTGCTTCTTTGATCGAATCGATTGTCTCTTGCACGTGCTCACTAAACTCCCGATCGTCGGTACACAAGACGCAAGGCAAGTCCTCTGGCACATGATGACCAACTGAACCAACCTCGAAATCATCGTTGTGCCAGATCCAAATAGTTTCTCCAATACTAGGCACCCTTGCGAACCGGCAGACTTTCGTGAATAACTGGAACCCTCGCCTATGTTCACGCTTGAATCTCAGTGTCACCATCACTGGCAGTGAACAATGCGATGAACCCGAGTTCGCTACGTCTGCCGCTTCGGTTGTGTTTGCCGCTTCAGTCACGTTTGATCCCCTTTGAAAGTTGCCCCACATTCACCGCGAACACGGGTTATCGCTGTCGTTAGCAGGACTAAACCAGCTCGATCTGTGTGTAGCCGATTCGCCTTGCCCATTTGCGATCACCAACCATGATGTCGCCACTTCCGCCCCATATTTCCGTGTCGATCATTCCGGCCAACGCAGCCGGATCAACTGTCGGAGGGTTCACTATCGTCAACACCGATTGTCCAGCCGCGCCACCTCGCTCACGGGGTTCCAGTTTCAACCGCACCTTCGGCTTGTCCTTCGTCGCACCGTGGCAACTGGGGCAGTCGTCCCAGCTTGACTCCGGGTCTTTACCGCCACCGTTGCAGGTATCGCAATGCTCTGGGGCAATCACTGTCACCGCTGCTATTCGTGCATCAATACTCATACAAAGCCTGCTAACAATGCGGTGAACGCGAGTTGCCGTTCACGCTGGTTTGAAATTGAAAATCTTTTGGCGGCAACCGCGTTACCGCACGCGTTATGCTGCTACTTCCTGCAGGCTGTTTTTGCGGCATCAGTGGCCGCCTTGACCTTCGTTTTCTCGTAATCATTCAACCACAGTTCATCGTCTTCGTTTGTCGATTGCCCGACACCAAATTCTTTCTTCAGCCGATTCCACGCACAGCATTCGTTGATCATCACACCGTGGTGCAGGATATATTTCCTCATCCGGATAAGATCCGCCCTGATTTCGTCTCGATCCACGTTGAACTCCTATGGTCCGCACCAGCGAACAATGCGGTCAACCGGAGCCCGCTACTTGCTCGCTTGAAAATTGAAAATCGTTTCAGCGGTCCCGGTTACCGCTGGCGTTACTTTGACTGATTGTGTTGTCGAATTGCCGCTTCGATGTGCATCAGCGTTCCGACTTGCTGCGACATCAGATCAATCTGCCTGTCCCACTGCTCTTTGACTTCCTGTCTGCCCTTGCTGTCTTTCAACTGCACAATCACAGCCACACACACCAAAACCGTCATTGCACCGCCAATGAACGCGGCCCCACAAATAAAACTCAATATCACTGAATCCATGATCCTCTCCTAAAAGCAAAGTAACAACAAAATGCACATGAGCAGCGGGCGATGGTTTCTCACATGGCAACGCTGTCTGGCCGCTGCCATGTGATTTTGAGCGTTAGCCAGCATCCCCAAAGTCCAACAACTTCTGCGCGAGCCGCTTCCGAGCGATCTCGCAATACGATTCATTCACGTCGATCCCGATGAACCGACGGCCCATCAACCGAGCCATCTTCGTTGTCGTCCCGCTCCCGTTGAACGGGTCCAACACGATGTCGCCTTCGTTGCTCCAACTCAAAATGTGGTCACGGGCCAACGCTTCGGGAAACGGGGCCGGATGGTCGCCGTTGTCATTGTCGTTGCGTGCCGAATCGCATACCCAAACATTCCACCGTTTCCCGTCCAACTGAATCGTCTTGTCGGACCTCCGCGTTATCTCGTCATTCGGTTCCCGAACAGTCACCGACGTTGTTCTGCCAGCGCTTGTGTTCCTGCGATCCATCAATGCGTTGAACGTCTCCACCTTTCCATTCGCCAGCACGAAGCAGTATTCAAAGACGTCGTGATACCGGTTCGGGAATGGCATCGAAAACGTCGTCTTCTGGAAAATCATCGTGTCATGCAACCGAAACCCGATCTCCATGAACCGCAACGCCTGCCGGAAACTGGTTCCCGTCTCGCTGCCATTCACCGTCGCATCGGCCACAACCCACACTACAACGCCACCCGGCTTGATGACTCGCCACAACTGCTGTGCGACGCCCTCGAAGTCCCACGAATGCCCGCCGTAAACTCTGAGGGAATCGTATGGCGGCGACGTGACCACCAAGTCGATTGACGCATCAGGGAAGCCTTGCATCGTTGCCACGTTGTCACCGCAGACGATCGAATCCAAAGGCAAAGGCTGGCTAACAATGGGTTCAACCGGAGTTGCGGTCATGCCGTTTTCTGCTTTCATAGTCTTTCGTCCGCAACCCGGTTAACCCAAGCGTTAGTTTGACAGCCAATCAAACATTGATTTTCTGACTCTGATACCAACGCAGCCACCGCTCGTCATCCTCTTCGGTTGTCTGCCCAACGTCGAATTCTTTTTTCAACCTATCCCACGCGCAGCACTCTCCGATGCCGATTCCGTGATGAATCACGTATTTACGCATCAGAATCAGCTCTGCTTTGACCTGATCTCTGTCCACGTCTTCACCCTCGCAAACTAACAAAGCATTCCACCGGAGTGCCGCACCATCCGTTTTCAGAAATCCACACCGGGCTGCGGCACCCGGTGAATGCCGTCGTTATTTGCTCAGAAATTTAAACGGCTCGAAGTCATCAAGATCGAACCATATGTTCGGCAAAAACTCGTCACTCGTGTTGTTCCAGCAGTCATCACAGATCGTTTTACCGTCCCACATTTTCAGCGTCGCTGCAGGATGGCACGTTGGCGCGTCACCTTCGGCACAATAATCACACGCGAATAGTGCGTGCTTCCGTAGCCATTCCTCGGAACCGCAAATAACAAGGCGATCAACCGGAGCGGTATCCTCTCGTTTTTGGTTTTCCATGTTTTACTCCCCGCCCGGTTATCGCCGGGCGTTCACCACATCAGAAATTGACACGCTGCCACGGCTCCGCACACTCATCAGTAGGGTCACCACGAAACACCCACAATTGAGGCGGTTCGCTGTTATCGAAAGCCAAAAAGAATCCGGACTTATCCAGCATGATCTGTTGCCTCACCACCTGCTGAACATCACGCATCATCTGTGGGTCTGTATCCGGATCTCGAAGTATGTTGCTCCAATCAATCCCGTAACTGTCCACCATCCGCAATCGCCTGACAGCGCCGGCAAGTGGTGAACAAGGCGATGCACAGGAGCCTTCGCTGCCCTCGTTTTTGACTTCCATTTTTTACTCCTCAGGCCCTGTGATCTTGGTCGTTATGCCTGATGCCTTGTATTCCATCGCTTCAAAAGCTTTGCCTCTGCCTCTTCACGGTCTTGAGAATGCAGTCAGTGCGGACGTAAATCGTCTGCAAAATGCGGCGACGATTTCCGGATTCGTAGCAGTCGACTCGCCAGATGTTGCCGGTGGCGGCGAGCAGTGGTGATGGCATGAAAAAACTCCGATGAGGGGGATGTGATCGCATCTTTTTACAGAATTGTAAACTGTTGTCAATTGTGTTTGTTGATTTTTGTTTTCTGTGCTGTAAGCTTTTATCATGACGACACCATTTTTTTATACAGCAAAATCTGCTGCTCACGTTCTCGGCTGCACTGACGCCCGTGTGCGTCAGATTTTAATCGCTGCAGAAGGGTCGATCGGTCGCAAGGCTCTCGGTGGTTCTGCGTGGATTTTGAATTCTGCAGATCTTCAGCGAGTGAAAAAACTTCTCCGAAAATCAAAAAAACAATAAACCGGATGTTGACAGTTTTTTACAGTGTTGTAAATATCTGTTTAAGTGTTTTTGTTTCGGTAACGTGGAGAAAAACAATGAGCTTACTCTTTCGTCTCTTTCGAGACGCTTGGCGCTGCGGTGCATGCGGTGCCGTCAATCCGCAGTCCTTTGGTCCTGCGAGCGTTTGCGTTTGCGGATGCTACCTTCGAAACGGAGGTGCAAAATGATGAGTGAACTTCTCCCAATCGCCTGTTCGGTCTTGGCTGGCATTCTGGTCTGGAACATCACCGCCACGAATCTTAGCGATCGCAACTGGTAACCCAATCACCACCCGCCAGGGATCACCTGTGTTGAGGGGACAGCGCCACTGGTTCTGTCGGTGATTCCTGGCTTTTTGACCGGTATGTCTCCGGGATCAGCTCCGGTCGGTCAATTTGCGGTTGAGCGGTGAAACGCTCGGGCAAGTCTCAGGATGAGGGCCGCAACTCGAACAATTGATATCGCCAGTGTGTTGCTGGTGGTAACTCCCGGAAACCGTGTGCGATTCGTGCGGAGTCAAAACCACGGTTCCGGGTTTCTACGACAGGGAATGCCATGCCAAAAGCAAAGGGAATTCACACAGACGAGGTGTTGCGTCGTCTGCGTTCCGGTGAACGGTGCTATCAGCGGATTCTGAGGCACGTCAAGTTCACTTCGGCTTACTGGTCTAAAGACCTGCTCTGGAAATTCGAAGACGGAACGACCGTCACCAGATCCGCAGTCAAGTATCTGCGAACCAGAGGTCAGATCGCCATCGCGGAAGAACCGTCGTTTCGTGTTCTCAAACCAATCAACAAGGAGTGTTGCTGTGCTGGTACTGACTCGTAAAGAGGGTGAAGGGATTCGGATTGATGGCGGGATTTTGATTTCGATTTTGGAGATCAAAAAAGAATCGATCGTGATCGGAATCGATGCGCCACGGGAACTGAAGGTTTTGCGGAGCGAAGTGCGGGATCACAGGGAAGGCAGGTCTGATCGTGCGTAAGTGGGAATTCTTCATTGCTGGAACACCAGTTGCGCAGCCACGGTCGCGAGCCACTTTTAATCGTGGTCAGGCTCGGATGTACACACCAGACAACGGAATCGTGAAATGGAAAAGATCGATTCAGTTTTGTGCTCGGCTGTATTGGCACGGTAAACCGAACAGCAACGCGTTTTGCGTTGATCTCGAATTCGTGTTTCCTCGACCGAAATCGATCACATGGAAAACACGGCCGATGCCGTCAATCAGGCACATCAAAAAACCTGACAGAGACAATCTTGATAAAGCGGTTCTGGACGCACTGACAGGAATCTTCTGGATAGATGACTGTCAGGTCTGCGACGGCCGAATCAGAAAGCGAATTGCAAGCGGTGATGAAAGTGAAGGGGTGTTCGTTTCAGTTTCAGTTCTAGAGGAGAGTGTCGAGTGAAGATCATTTCGGGGAAGAAACCAAAACCACGGAGAACGCTGCTTTACGGCGTTCATGGAATCGGGAAAAGCACATGGGCCGCACAGGCTCCGAATTGCCTGATTCTGAATCTTGAAGACGGGCTGGATGACATCGATTGTCAAAGGACGGAGCACGTAAAAACGTTGCAGCCAGACGCGACTGTTGAGGGGCCAGCTGTCAATGATGTGCTGATTGATTTGGCAAACGAGAAGCACGACTTTAAGACGCTGGCAGTCGATTCGATCGATTGGCTGGAAGGTTTGATTCATGCTCAGGTGGCACGCGATGCCGGCAAGGACTCAATTGCTGACATCGGGTTCGGCAAGGGTTACGAAGCAGCTCTGAAATACTGGGACGACCTTGTTTTCAAGCTCGACTGGCTTCGCAAAGAAAAAGGTATGCAGATCATTCTGCTGGCTCACTCTGCGATCGTGAAGCACTCAGACCCGGAGGTCGATTCGTACGACCGATACCAGCCTGCTCTGCACAAGTCGGCATCCGCCATGCTTCAGGAATGGTGTGACGAAGTGCTGTTCGCGTCGTATCGCGTTTTTGTCCGAAAAGAGGATCTCGGATTCTCGAAAGAGCGGAACATCGCGGTGAGCAATTCTGAGAGATACATCCGGACGCAGGAAACAGCGGCATGCCTGGCGAAAAACCGGCTGCATGACATGCCAGCCGAAATCCCGTTCTCGTGGGCTGACTACGCGAAGTATTTCCCGAAAAGTGAAGAAGTAACCTCAACAAAGAAAGCAGGGTGAACACAGTGGCGAGTCTTACAGATCTTGATCTCAAAAACACACAGGCAGGCGGATCGTTTGAACCGATTCCGGCCGGAGAGTATCCGGCGATTGTTGTGCATTCGGAGAAGAAGCCAACGAAGGACGGAACCGGCGCACGCCTGGAACTGAAGTTCCAGATTCTCAGTGGACCGTTCCAAAATCGAACGCTGTTTGATGGGCTCAACATCATCAACAAGTCAGCGCAGGCACAGCAGATCGGACGCGGACAATTGAAAGCGTTGTGCATCGCTTGCGGTGTTCCAGATCCGCAGAACTCAGAGGAACTGCACAACCGGCCGCTCAATATTCGCGTAGCGATCGGCAAGGACCAGAACGGGAACCCGCGAAACGAAATCAAGGGTTACAAGTCCCGCTCTGAATCCAACAATCAGCAGGCCATGAACATGATGCAGGATGCATTCACGCCACAGCCTGCAGCTGCAAACAGCGGTCCTGTGAACCCGTTTAAACGAGGGTAAGAAACTCCACGACGTCCGCAGCGGTGTAGCTGCGGATTCCGAGTGGCTCGGCAGTGTACTAGCTCGCACTGCCGGGCTCTTTTTATCGCCTGAATGGATGCACGCAATGCTTGAAAGACAGTGGCCGAACTACATCGACGATCCGGAAACGTGGTCAGACCGTGCGTCGCAGGATCCGTTCTGGGTGGCTGATTGCTTGTCCAGAATCGGCAGATTTGGAGGCCAGCACAAACGGGCCAGTGTTCTGAGTCACTCGCTGAATGTCTTCGAGCGGTTATCAGACGAGCCGGTTCAGGTGCAACTTTGGGGGCTTTATCACGATGCCCATGAGATCCTGACCGGTGACATTCCTCGCAAGTTTAAGACGACTGATGCAATCAGATACCAGCAATACTGCGACGCACTGCTGCAGGAAAAGCTCGGAATTCTGGTCACTGAAAAGATCGTCGAACTTATCGACATTCAGACTGGTGACGCAGAGCACGAATACTGGAACGGCTATCACGCAGCATGGTCGCATCGTCCAGTGGAATTACAGATTGACGCTTTTGTCTCACGTTCAAACCTACTCATAGGATTTCTGAAATGATGATTGAAGAAATTTCACCCATCGACACGCTCATCACGACCACGCTGGCAGAGTTTCGACCTGACGAACAGGCTATTGCCAGCATTCGTGAACTCCGTCATTTGAAGGTCTCAACTGTTGGAATCAAAGCCGTCACAGAGGCTCGCAAATCTGCAAAAAAACTGCGGATTGCGATTAATAAACGGAGCAAAGAATTGAACGAATATCCTCTTAAATACCAGCGAGCCATTAACGCTGAAGCCAAACGACTGATCAGCGAAATCGAACAGATTGAAGGCATGCTGTCGGCAGAGGAAGACAACTACGAAGCCGAACGCCTGAAGGAAAAGCAAGCCAAGGAAGCGGAGAAACGGGAACGCCTGCAGACTCGTCTGAATCGGCTGGCTGCTGTGGGGGTCAGTGGTGTCGACTTGAACGCTCTCGATGTCATGGATGATGGCTTTTTCGAAGCGTTGCTGGCATCGGAGACCGTCAAGGCAGAGCAGCGAAAAGCCGAAGAGGAGCAACTCCGGAAAGACCGCGAAGAACTGCAACGGTTGCGAGCAGAGAACGAGCAACGCGAAATCGAAGCACGTGAAGCAGAACGCAAAGCCGTCGAACAGGCACGAGCAGAACAGTTGAAACCGGAGATCGAAAAGGCGGAAGCCTTCGGTGAAGCGTTGCTGACCGATGCACGCGACGAACTGAACCGAATCGGCAGTCCGTTCTGGTCAGAGACCGCGATTCTGGAGATTCAGGCGGCTGTGTCAGAGATCGTCAAGGCAGTGAGGAA